CCCCCATGCGTTTAGCAATCTCGACATTAAGTCGCTATTATAATATATGGAAAAATACATTATTCATTCGGGAATCATCGCCTTCATCTATCTCTTGATGAAATTTGTTGAGATGCGCATTACGAAAAATGAAAAGAAACCTGTCAAAGAACTTATTCGCGATACACTTATTGTCTATTTAAGCGCAATGGTTGGATTATACATTATTAACGAATTTATGCCCACCCAGTCTATTGTAAAAACCGTGACGAATGTATTCACTGACGCCCCAGGGTTTTAATGTACCCGTAAAACTTGTACCCAACAACTTAATTCCTCCGTCCAGTGGGGGTGTTCCCCAAATGAAAGTGGAACCCAAAAACACAGCAATATAGGAGTGTCCTCCAAAAAATTGAAATGCTTTTCATAGTTGTTGCTATCCCAACAACCAACCAACCAAACCACAGAATGTCTTTCCCAATCGACCAGTCTCTTTCGTTATTGATTCCGCGTGTCTTTCCGCAGTGGACAGACGAGCAAGTAATCATTGATATTTTCCATCAGCAACGCATCGGCCGTGTGTATAAAGTAAACGTGATTCGCGTTCCCGACAGCAAGAAACGCAGCTACCCCATCTATCAGGCCTTTGTGTATTTCACCGCCTGGTATGATACTGAAATTGCGTACAATTTTCAACAGCGCATCTACGGCCCCAAGCAACAAGCACGCGTGGTTTATGACGACCCGTGGTATTGGGTGGCCTTTGAAAATAAAAAACGCGGTTTAAGCAACAACGACAAACGCCTGATTCGTATTGGATACCAGGCCTACGTAAACGACAGCCGCATCGAAGATTTAACCGACCGCATTTGTGCCTTAGAAACGTTGAAAACGCCTGTTATCAGCGCGGTTGACGCTTGGCAGAGTACCGAAAGCTGGCCTATCGCTGATTCGTGGTCTGAAGTCCCTACCATGCAGGAGCCGAAGGCCAAGAGTTTGCTTAATGCCAATGCCGTGCCCTTTGCGCCACCGGTCAAGGCCAAGGCCAAGGCCGAAGCTCGCCTCTCATTCAAAAACTTATCCGAGGCCTATGTCATGAATAGACTTGGCGCTGAATTGAATTTGACCGAAACGGCGATGAGTGTCGCTGAAGCCGCCTTGATGGAAACCGACGAAGAGCGGGAAGCCGAATTAAACTTGACCGAAACCGCGTGGAATGCCGCCGAACGCGCCTTGATGGAAACCGACGAAGAGCAGGAAGCTGAATTGAACTTGACCGAAACCGCGCGGAGTGTCGCTGAACATGCCCTGCAAGAACACGAGAGCGAAGATGACGAGTTCTATCGCGAAGACTATTATGACTATTAAATAAATTATAAGAAAAATAAAAAGGGTTCTCTTGAACTTTTTTATTTTTTATCGCATAGAATGGCTTCACATATAGCACGGCATCGCATCCAAGTCCATTACTTCCTTCATTTTTTTCATCGCGTCTTTTTTTGGCACAATAAATTTATCAAAATAAGGATTCGACAAGACATGTATCGGTACATGTTTATTTGCCGTGCGCGCAATCATTTTGTATAATTTAAAATCGGGGTAGCGTTCATCCCCATTTTTTTTATAAAGAATATTTCGCCCTTTATCATCTTTCACCCAGTCCAACATGATTTGCACAATTTTCGTTTTAGGTTCATCTAATAAATAATCGTATAAAGCGCAACCCAGGCGACACAAATCAAAACCAAAATTCGGTTCTAACCGCGGTTTTTTATCATTGAAATACGGTTCACAATTATATTGCGTCGCGGCATCGCCCTCGGGATGATAACTATCACTGCATAAGACTTTCCCGCGGAATTTATAAATCGCCCGTCCATAATCAATAATTTTAAATAATTTGCCAAAAGTCGGCACCTTGTAATAGATATGATTTAATTTGTAATAAAGGAATTTTTTCTCGGTTTTCACGTACATCACATTATTGGTATGTAAATCATTGTGCGTTAAACCAAACGCGTTTTGAAAAGTAATCAAACTGAATAAAATTTGCATCACAATCGAATCCCACATTTCCTGTGTAATTTTTCCATGGGCCATAAATTCATCCAAAGTGCTTTCGCAATGTTCCAAGGCAATGACGTCTACGGGGAATTTTTTTATTTTAGCTATAAGCATGTCTTCATCATCGCCTTCACTTTCGCTTTCACCTTCGGCTCCCTCTTCGCTTTCCTCGCCGCTTTCGCTTTCGCTTTCGCCTTCCTCTTCGCCTTCGCCATCCTCTGCCTCTTCACCTTCGTCTCCGCCTTCCGACGTATTTGACGTGCGTGAAGAACAAGAGCTATGGTTCGATTTCGTTTGCGTCTTTTCAGGAATATCCGCTAAGGCTATCGTGACTACTTCTAATTCCTTCAACTCCTGGCTCGCTTCTAAAAGGGTATCCAATTCGTTTAAATCGGTGATATCGGCCAATTGTAATATTTTTGTATTGTCTGTTTCTCCGCTCGAGGCAATATTTAATTTTTTCTTATAATTGCGCGTATCACTATTCATGTCGTCGAAGCCATTCTCTTCCAATTCATATAAAATTTTATCATTCTTTCGAAAAAAGCCCGAATCATTTAAATAATCAATATCATCAATCACATTAATTCGAAAATCGGTTTTCAAGGCCAAAAAAGAACCATAAAAATCCAAACCATGACTGAAACCATGTTCATTCAATAATTTACTGGAGAGATAGGTAAAAAAACTATCAACATAAGCCGAATTATTATAATCTCTCGCTTTAGGATTACATTGGGTTGATTCAAATGCGGGTAAGTTTAGCAAAGTTGTGTCTGTCATGTCATATTTCCCCAATAAATATTTAATAGGGTCTAGCAGCGGGCTGAATTTTAAATAGACCTTTCTGACTTCTTTTTTATCGCTTCCTTTAACTCGACATTTATATATATTTTTCGTTTCTTCAGCTAATAGTTCGTGTATTTTCCATTTGTTGTTTAACATAATCGAATTCGCATTTGTTTTGGTCAAGGCAAAATAAGTATTATAAAGCGGTATATAGTTTTGGGCTTCACAAATACCGAAAGCTGGATTTTCTTCTAAACTTTTGAATAGTTTGCGATTGTCCTCTTTTTGATAGGTAAAATCCATTTTGCCTGTAACGTCCATTATTAGTTGTAATATATATAAAATATTAGTTTTTTAACTTATTGCCTTTTCTCTCTCCTTTCTGTTTTCTCAGTCCTTATTTTATTGTATGCGGTTATTCATATTGTTTAATATATAGTAAATAGTAATGACGTTGGAATTGAAAAAATTTGATATGCGGCATATTAGTTTTAAGCCCGATGAAAATAAAGGTCCTGTCGTTGTCTTAATTGGGCGGCGTGATACAGGTAAAAGTTATTTAGTGAGAGATTTATTGTTTCATCACCAAGATATTCCCATCGGGACGGTTATTTCTGGGACAGAAGCGGGCAATGGGTTTTATAGTGCTCACGTACCCAAACTGTTTATTCACGAAGAATACAATTCTTCGATTATTGAGAATATCCTGAAACGCCAAAAGACCGTGTTAAAACAAGTGAAAAAAGAACTGGAACAGTTTCGGCGCTCCAATATTGACCCGCGGGCTTTTGTTATTCTCGATGATTGTCTCTATGATGCGACCTGGACGCGCGACAAAATGATGCGCTTGCTTTTTATGAATGGGCGGCACTGGAAAATTATGCTGATTATTACCATGCAGTATCCTTTAGGTATTCCACCGAATTTGCGGACGAATATTGATTATGTGTTTATTTTGCGGGAGCCTTATATTGCCAATCGGAAACGCATTTGGGAGAATTATGCTGGTATGTTTCCGACCTTTGAATCTTTTACGCAAGTGATGGACCAATGTACTGAAAACTTTGAATGTCTCGTCATTAACAATAACTCCAAATCGAATAAACTCCACGACCAAATTTTCTGGTACAAAGCCGAACACCATGCGGATTTCAAACTGGGGTCTAAAGAATTCTGGGAATTGTCCAAAGATTTACAATCAGATGATGAAGATGCGGCCTATGACCCTGGTAATGCAAAAAAACGAGGTGCGGGGCCGAAAATTAGTGTGAAGAAGACCACCAAATGGTAGGGGGACTGCGCCCCCCTGACCCCCCGCCCGCGCTTGGAGGGAGAGTGCCACGACTGCGCTTGGATGGAGAGTACCCCGACTGCGCTTGGAGGGAGAGTACCCCAAATGCGCTTGGAGAGAGACTTCCCCGACTGCGCTTGGAGGAGGTGCGAAATTCTATTCCAAAATCATATAAATATACTTTTATATTTATATCAAAAATGAACAATGATGATATATATATTGAAATGAAGTGCGATGCGTGTGGTAAATTCGACTATAATATAAAATTATGTAGCCAATGCCATAAAAAATATTGTAGGTCTGTCGTTTGCTCTGAGAATATAGTAAATATTCGTAAAAACCTCATCTGTAAAGGGGGCTGCGCCCCACTGACCCCCGCACTTAAAAGTAAACACGTATAAAAATCGCACCCACACTTAAAAGTAAACACGTATAAAAACCGCGCC